CCGCCCTTTTTAAAGTGAATTTTGTGATGTGGTGAATGCGGCTGAGCGCACGCGGAACAGTTAAAACCAAAAACAGTGTTATGGNTGGATTCTCTGTATCCGGCGTTAATTGTTAACTGGTTAACGTCACCTGGAGGCACCAGGCACCGCATCACAAAATTCATTGTTGAGGACGCGATAATGGAAACGTTATTACCAAACGTTAATACGTCTGAAGGTTGTTTTGAAATTGGTGTCACTATCAGTAACCCTGTATTTACTGAAGATGCCATTAACAAGAGAAAACACGAACGGGAGCTATTAAATAAAATATGCATTCTTTCAATGCTGGCCCGTTTACGTCCGATACAAAAAGGATGCTGGCAATGAATACAGCATTTGCACTTGTTCTGACAGTTTTTCTTGTTTCCGGAGAGCCAGTTGATATTGCAGTCAGTGTTCACAGGACAATGCAGGAGTGTGTGACTGCAGCAACCGAACAGAAAATTCCCGGTAACTGTTACCCGGTCGATAAAGTTATTCACCAGGATAATAACGAAATCCCGGCAGGTCTTTAAAACAGTTCCGTAATAAATATCCGGTTTCATTCTTATATGCCAGCAATGGCAGGGATTTGTTCACCCTTAAATCTGTAATGAGGTAAAACAAAATGAGTAAAGTCTTTATTTGCGCCGCCATTCCGGACGAACAGGCAATAAAGGAAGAAGGTGCCGTCGCTGTAGCCACTGCCATTGAAGCCGGTGATGAACGTCGCGCCCGCGCAAAATTTCACTGGCAATTCCTGGAGCATTATCCGGCTGCTCAGGACTGCGCTTATAAATTTCTTGTCTGCGAGGATAAACCCGGTATACCCCGCCCTGCCCTCGATTCCTGGGATGCTGAATATATGCAGGAAAACCGCTGGGATGAGGAGTCTGCTTCCTTTGTCCCGGTTGAGACTGAATCCGATCCGATGAACGTCACTTTTGACAAGCTGGCCCCTGAAGTACAGAACGCTGTCATGGTTAAGTTCGACACATGTGAAAACATCACCGTTGATATGGTTATTAACGCACAGGAATTGTTGCAGGAAGACATGGCAACATTCGACGGACATATCGTTGAAGCGTTGATGAAAATGCCAGAAGTTAACGCCATGTATCCGGAGCTTAAGCTGCATGCCATCGGGTGGGTTAAGCATAAATGTAAGCCTGGTGCCAAATGGCCCGAAATTCAGGCAGAGATGCGCATCTGGAAAAAACGTCGCGAAGGTGAACGCAAGGAAACCGGAAAATACACGTCTGTTGTTGATCTCGCCCGCGCCAGAACCAATCAACAGTACACTGAAAATTCAACAGGAAAAATCAGCCCGGTCATTGCTGCCATTCATCGCGAATACAAGCAGACATGGAAAACACTGGATGACGAACTGGCCTACGCTCTCTGGCCTGGTGATGTGGATGCCGGAAACATTGACGGCAGCATCCATCGCTGGGCAAAAAATGAAGTTATCGACAACGACCGCGAAGACTGGAAGCGTATCTCGGCATCAATGCGCAAACAGCCTGATGCCCTTCGCTACGACCGCCAGACTATTTTTGGCCTTGTCCGTGAACGTCCGATCGACATTCACAAAGACCCTGTGACACTGAACAAATACATTACTGAATACCTGACTACAAAGGGCGTGTTTGAAGATGAAGGAAGAAATCAGAGCGCAACTGATACTCTCTCGTCGCCAGTACCAGAAACTGATGCAGTGGAAACGGCAATTCCGGGCAACGAAAAAACCGAATGCAAAGTGGAAGTCGAACCATCTGTAGAGCGTGAGGGGCCGTTCTACTTCCTCTTCACCGACAAGGATGGCGAAAAATACGGTCGCGCAAACAAACTTTCTGGTCTGGAAAAAGCACTAGCCTTGGGAGCTACGGAAATCACAAAAGAGGAATACTTCGCACGTAAAAACGGCACGTACTCAGGTTCACAACAAAATACTGGTGCATCTGACACGACCGCACAACCAGAGCCGGTAAAAGTTACCGCTGACGAAGTAAACAAAATTATGCAGGCAGCCAATATCAGCCAGCCTGACGCCGATAAGTTGCTTGCTGCCTCTCGCGGAGAATTTGTTGCAGGGATTAGCGACCCGAATGATCCGAAATGGGTAAAGGGGATTGAAACCCGCGATTCTGTAAACCAGAACCAGCAAGAATCGGAACAGAACGACCAGAAAGCGGAACAAAACAGCCCAAATACGCAACAAAACGAGCCAGAAACGAAACAACCTGAGCCAGTAGCGCAACAGGAACCGGAAAAAGTCTGCACCGCCTGCGGTCAAAGCGGTGGCGGCAACTGCCCTGATTGTGGCGCGGTGATGGGTGACGCAACATACCAGGAAACATTCGATGAAGAGAATCAGGTTGAAGTTCAGGAAAATGATCCGAAGGAAATGGAAGGCGCTGAACATCCACACAAGGAGAATGCTGGTAGCGCTCAGGATCACGCCAGCGATAGTGAAACTGGCGAGACGGCAGATCCCTTAATTACGATGAACGGTCATCACGTTATCACATCCACCAGCAGGACGTGTGACCATCTAATGATCGACCTTGAAACCATGGGAAAAAATCCTGATGCCCCGATTATCTCAATAGGTGCAATATTTTTCGATCCGCAAACCGGAGATATGGGACCGGAATTTAGTAAGACTATCGATCTGGAAACTGCTGGCGGAGTCATTGATCGTGACGTCATTAAAAGGTGGCTGAAGCAATCACGTGAAGCGCAGTCTGCCATTATGACCGATGAAATCCCGTTAGATGATGCACTGTTACAATTGCGGGAATTTATCGACGAAAACTCCGGTGAATTTTTTGTTCAGGTCTGGGGAAATGGAGCCAACTTCGACAACACGATTTTGCGCCGTTCATACGAACGGCAGGGGATCCCCTGCCCGTGGCGTTACTACAACGATCGCGATGTACGCACAATCGTTGAGCTGGGGAAAGCCATAGACTTCGATGCCAGAACGGCTATTCCATTCGAAGGTGAGCGCCATAATGCACTTGATGACGCCCGTTACCAGGCAAAATACGTTTCAGTTATCTGGCAAAAACTGATCCCGAGTCAGGCTGATTCTTAATGTTCAACTGTCGCCGGTTGTGACTGGTATTCTGCAACCGGCGCTCGTCTAATGTAAGAGATAAAGAAATCGATGAGCGAAGTAATCATGATTGTCTCTCCCGGCAAATGGGTATCCGAAGAGCAGTTAATTGCGCTGAAAGGAATAAAAAAANGGTACGTTAAAAAAGGCCCGGGAAAAATCGTTTATGGAAGGAAGGGAATATAAGCATGTCGCTCATGACGGTATGCCATGGGATAACAGCCCATGCTTTTACAACCTGGAAGAAATTGATCGCTGGATTGAGCGCCAGGCATCAGCGAGACCAAGACGTCATCTTACTTGACTAAAAGCCACACTAACTAATGAGAGAAGTTGAAATGAAATATCCGACAGGCGTGGAAAACCATGGAGGGAAATTACGTATCTGGTTTGTTTATAAAGGCGTAAGAGTCAGGGAAAATCTGGGGGTTCCTGACACAGCAAAAAACAGGCGCGTTGCAGGTGAACTACGCGCCTCTGTTTGTTACGCAATAAAAACTGGTGTTTTCGACTATGCAAAACAGTTTCCCTCCTCACGCAATCTGGAAAAATTTGGTGAGGCCCGACAAGATTTAACCATAAAAGAACTGGCTGAAAAATTTCTGGCACTGAAAGAAACTGAAGTCGCAAAAACATCACTCAACACATACCGTGCCGTCATCAAAAATATCCTGAGCATAATCGGTGAAAAAAATCTTGCCTCATCGATTAATAAAGAAAAATTACTGGAGGTTCGTAAAGAGCTACTGACTGGATACCAGATCCCCAAAAGTAACTATATTGTTACACAACCAGGGAGATCGGCTGTAACTGTAAATAATTACATGACAAATCTTAACGCCGTGTTCCAGTTTGGTGTTGATAACGGTTACTTGGCAGATAACCCGTTTAAGGGGATCTCGCCATTAAAGGAATCAAGAACCATTCCGGATCCTCTTTCGCGGGAGGAATTCATCCGTCTTATCGATGCGTGCAGAAATCAGCAAGCCAAAAATTTATGGTGTGTTTCTGTTTATACTGNCGTTCGCCCTGGTGAGCTGTGTGCACTTGGATGGGAGGACATAGATCTGAAAAATGGAACAATGATGATCAGGAGAAATTTAGCAAAAGACCGTTTCACGGTACCAAAAACACAGGCGGGAACCAATCGGGTCATTCATCTTATTAAGCCAGCAATCGACGCTCTCCGGAGTCAGATGACATTAACGAGACTGAGCAAAGAGCATATCATTGATGTTCACCTCAGAGAGTATGGCAGAACAGAAAAACAAAAATGCACCTTTGTTTTTCAACCTGAAGTGTCAGCGAGAGTAAAAAATTATGGTGACCATTTTACCGTTGACTCAATAAGGCAGATGTGGGACGCAGCGATAAAACGTGCCGGACTCCGCCATCGAAAATCATATCAGTCGAGACATACTTATGCCTGCTGGTCGCTGACAGCTGGTGCTAACCCGGCATTTATAGCAAACCAGATGGGCCATGCAGATGCGCAAATGGTATTTCAGGTATACGGAAAATGGATGTCTGAAAACAATAATGCACAGGTAGCTTTGTTAAATACACAGTTAAGCGAGTTTGCCCCAACCATGCCCCATAACGAAGCAATGAAAAATTAATTTAATATTTATCAAATAGTTAACACGTATGACTCTTGAAATCCATAAATTCAAGCGCAGTGCCCAGCCATCCCGATACTGCTGCTTTCACCAAATCCTTAGTGCTTCTTTCGTGTTTTTCTATTGTCATAATGGTTATCTCTAAAAAAGAGGTAAGATGCGTACTACTTACTCGCCGTTATTGGTATTATTCAGAAAAAGTGAGTAAGACTTTGCAGCAATGTTTTTGATCCTGTTCAAATAAACTAATGGCATCAGCAACATGCTGGAAATCAAACGTATGGGTAATTAATTTTTCTGGTTTAATTAACCCTTTACTTAACCAGTCGATAACGACCGGAAATTTATTTGCATTTAAGCGTGAAGAGAAAATAGAGAGTTCTTTTCCGGTAATTCCTTGCTGAATCACTTCAGACGGTTCACTGGAGAACCCCATCAATACAATACGTGCCGCTGGAGAAGCCAGCGATACGGCCTCTTTCAAGATAGAAGGATGACAAGCCGCATCGATAATTAATGTCGGCTTGATGCCTTTTTCAGTGAAAATATCGCCAAGCGGTGTCTGGCTGTTATTAATCGCCCAGTCAGCCCCGCTCTCTTTCGCTTTTTCCAGTCGTTCATCAATGCGATCGGCAACAATCACATTTTTAACGTTATAGACACCTTTTAATACCTGAACGATCGTCAGGCCGATTGGACCGGCACCATAAACCAGAACGGTATCATTTTCAGTCGGTTGACCATGTCCGGTTACGTTAGCCGCAATGGTAAAAGGTTCGATCATTACCGCATATTGATCGGCCACTGCTTCAGGAATTTTCCACGCATTTTTTGCCGGAACCACGGCATATTCACTGAAACCACCGTCAGCGTGCACACCTAATACAGCCAGTGTCGTACAAACGTTCGGTTTACCTATAGAGCACGGATAGCAATGCCCACAGCTGACCACCGGATCGACAGCAACACGTTCACCGACTCTGGCGCTTTCCACGCCGTCACCCACTGCATCAATGACGCCAAAGAATTCATGACCAATGACGCGCGGATATTTCGCAAAAGGATTATGCCCACGATAAATATGGCTATCTGAACCACAAATTCCGGCAAGTTTCACTTTTACTCGTACTTCACCCGCTGACGGGGTGGGTATTTCACGTTCGACAATCGCCAGTTGATTCGGTTTTTCAATTAATATGCTTTTCATTATCTTACTCCTTACCAGTTCCACAGCGTGCCATCTTCCAGACGTGCGACTGGTAGATAAGCAGGTTCATAGGGATATTTCGCCGCCAGCTTTTCATCGAATTCGATACCAAGACCCGGTTTGTCTCCCGGATGCATATAGCCGTTATCGAAAGTCCAGTTGTGCGGGAAGACTTCGAGCATTTGTTCGGAATAACCCATGTATTCCTGGACACCGAAATTGGGGACCCACAGATCAAAGTGCAGCGCCGCAGCCATGCAGACTGGTGACAAATCGGAAGGACCGTGTGAGCCAGTACGTACCTGATACAACGAAGCAAAATCGGCAATCCGGCGCATACCGGTAATTCCGCCTGCATGGGTCAGCGTGGTGCGGATATAATCGATGAGTTGCTCTTCAATCAGTTGTTTGCAGTCCCAGATGCTGTTGAAGACTTCACCCACTGCGATGGGTGTGACGGTATGTTGGCGAATGAGACGGAAGCATTCCTGGTTTTCCGCAGGCGTCGGGTCTTCCATCCAAAACATGCGATAATCTTCAATGCTTTTACCAAAGCGCGCCGCTTCAATAGGCGTTAAGCGATGGTGCATGTCATGCAGCAAATGTTCATTAAAACCAAACTTGTTACGTACCGCGTCAAACAATTTCGGCATGAAATCGAGGTATTTCTCCGTCGACCACAGTTGCTCTTCCGGCCACTGTCCTTTGGTTGCGGGTTCATAAGCCAGACCTTTACCTTTCGACATGCCGTAGGTGGTTTTCATACCAGGGATTCCGCACTGCACGCGGATGGCTTTGAATCCCAGCTCCTGATGACGGGCATAATCATCCAGAGCTTCATCAATACTGTGACCGGTGGTATGGCAATAAACCATCACCCCTTCACGAGACGCGCCGCCGAGTAACTGGTAAAGCGGCATGTTGGCAGCTTTGGCTTTAATATCCCACAGCGCCATATCAACCGCTGAAATGGCCGACATCGTAACCGGACCGCGACGCCAGTAAGCACCTTTATAGAAAAACTGCCAGATATCTTCGATACGGTGCGCATCGCGACCAATAAGCTGCGGACAAAGGTGATCCTGCAAATAAGAGGCCACGGAAAGCTCACGTCCATTGAGGGTGGCATCCCCAAGGCCCGTAATACCGTCCTCAGTGGTGATTTTTAATGTGACGAAATTACGCCCCGGACAGGTAACAAAAACTTCAGCCTTTACGATCTTCATGTTCGATTCCTTGCATCGCTTGTCGTGATGCATGAAATCTACGCAACTGAGCTACTACCATACAAGTATGAAGATCGAAAAAAGCCGGAGTGATCACAAAAAAAGGCGTATATTTTCGCCATGAATGGTTGACAAAAGATGAAATAGAATACCTTTTATCAGCTGACACTTACTCGTATCTTATTGATAAAATAGATTTATGTCCTTACGTGCGCCCCCAGCCCGCAACAATGATCAACATGCCGCAAAGCGCAATCAACGCCCCCGTCCAGTCATAAAGACTCAGTTTCACGCCATCCACAACGCGCAGCCAGATCAACGCCGTGCAGACATAAACGCCACCATAAGCGGCGTAAACACGCCCACTCGCCGCAGGATGCAACGTTAACAACCAGACAAACAGCGCCAGTGAAATCCCCGCCGGAAGCAACAGCCAGATACTGGCGTTTCGTTTTAACCACAACCAGGGCAGAAAGCATCCAATAATTTCACACAGCGCAGTAGCAAAAAATAGTAACGTTGTTTTAATCATCTTTGTCACTTATTGACATCATGTATAGTTATAGGGCGACATAATATCATCAATATAAACACCCTCCTGGTACGTTTTGCGTTCGCAGTGGATGGTGTAGAATCACCTTTAATCATTCATACAGGGAATGAATTATGAAAATCACTCTCAGCAAACGAATCGGCCTGCTCGCTTTTCTGCTGCCTTGCGCACTGGCACTGAGCACAACTGTTCATGCCGAAACTAACAAACTGGTGATTGAGTCTGGCGACAGTGCACAAAGCCGCCAGCACGCCGCTATGGAAAAAGAGCAATGGAATGACACGCGCAATCTGCGCCAGAAAGTGAATAAACGCACTGAAAAAGAGTGGGATAAAGCCGACGCCGCTTTTGATAACCGCGATAAATGTGAGCAAAGCGCCAACATCAATGCCTACTGGGAGCCCAATACTTTGCGCTGCCTGGACCGTCGAACTGGCCGCGTTATTACCCCCTAACCTGTTATTGATTTAAGGAATGTAAGGACACGTTATGCCAAGCGCCCACAGTGTTAAGCTACGCCCGCTGGAGCGTGAAGATTTACGCTATGTACATCAACTCGACAATAACGCCAGTGTGATGCGTTACTGGTTTGAGGAACCCTACGAAGCCTTTGTTGAACTCTCTGATCTGTATGATAAGCATATTCACGATCAGAGCGAACGGCGCTTTGTGGTGGAATGTGACGGCGAAAAAGCCGGTCTGGTGGAGCTGGTGGAAATTAACCATGTTCATCGCCGCGCAGAATTTCAGATAATTATCTCCCCGGAGTATCAAGGGAAAGGTCTGGCAACCCGTGCCGCCAAATTAGCAATGGACTATGGCTTCACCGTTCTCAATCTCTATAAGCTGTATCTGATCGTTGATAAAGAGAATGAAAAAGCGATTCACATTTACCGCAAGCTTGGCTTTACGGTTGAAGGTGAATTGATGCATGAGTTCTTTATTAATGGTCAATATCGGAATGCCATTCGCATGTGCATATTCCAGCATCAGTATCTGGCAGAGCACAAAATACCGGGTCAGACTCTCCTGAAGCCGACCGCACAATAGCATTAATAATAATCGATAGTATTTTTGATGGTGTAAACCCGTTCGACGGCGGGTTTTACTCCTTCATCAACAATGATTAGCTGACAGTCCACCGGATTGGCGTGACTGTCATATTCACAGCTCTGTTTTACATTACCAACCCTTTGATTATTCAGTAAAGTAACCGCTGTGTAATCTAATTTTTTGATCGGATCCGTTGATGGCGTAGCGCTAACAGATAATGTTTTGTCGTTACTTTTCGTGGTTTTACCCAGCGGATAACCCTGATCATCATAGCGATATTCCATCTGCATCTGTTTGCTGCTGGCTTTAATCACGAAGCCATTATCATCGGTTTCCCAACTCACCCCGGCAGAAGGTAATTCTGCTAGCTGGCATTTTCCCTGTAAACGTACTCTCTTCTCCAGCGTCTCGGCATCACGGTAATAATTGGCGTCCAGTACCAGAGCGACCACGGTATTATTTTCCAGATCCAGTAATTCGAGTGAATCAAAACAGCCTTCTTGCGACAAAGTCCCAGAAACACGTTTCGTCACTTCACCTTGCTCATCCATTAATGTCTGAGTGAAATCTTTTACCGGACCACGCAGCGGATCAAAATCGAATTCATTAGAGAAACTGGCCATCTCAGGGGTAAATGAAAGTGTTACCTCTGTGCGGTCACATCCTGTGAGGAATATCGCGAGTAAGCATGGTAGTAATTTGTATTTCACAACAGTCACCAGAGAGTAGAGATGATTCTCAATCATAGTAGCAAATACAGTACTTTACACGTTAAATGCTATGCTTAAAGAAGTTATCTTCGCGTAAGGAGCTTATGATGAAACTCTCAACCTGCTGTGCCGCGCTTCTGCTCGCCCTCGCCTCACCCGCAGTACTCGCCGCGCCGGGATCCTGTGAGCGCATACAGAGCGATATATCACAGCGCATTATCAATAATGGCGTACCCGAAAGCAGCTTCACATTAAGTATTGTACCCAATGACCAGGTTGATCAGCCTGATTCCCAGGTCGTCGGGCATTGTGCTAATGATACGCATAAAATTCTCTACACCCGCACCACCAGCGGTAACGTCTCTGCTCCCGCGCAGTCTACCCAGGATGGCGCGCCTGCCGAACCGCAGTAATACATTATCGACTGAACGCCGGATACGACACATCCGGCGATTTGAACATACAACATAATCCCACCTTATTACTCATACCCTTCTATTGATATGGATTAATAATTCTTAACCCAAAATGGGTAGACTCCCTCTATTGTTAGCGCGCTAAATATTCAATATATAAACTTTTATATAACGATAAAGAACAGGGAGTGAGTTATGTCCAAAAATGAACGAATGGTGGGCATCAGCCGCAGAACACTCGTTAAATCTACCGCGATAGGTTCTCTGGCGCTGGCTGCAGGCGGTTTTTCTTTGCCGTTTACCCTGCGCAGTGCAGCAGCAGCGGTACAACAGGCCCGCGAAAAAGTGGTCTGGGGTGCCTGTTCCGTCAACTGTGGTAGCCGCTGTGCACTTCGTCTACATGTTAAAGATAATGAAGTGACCTGGGTGGAAACTGACAATACCGGCAGCGATGAGTACGGCAACCATCAGGTACGCGCCTGTTTGCGCGGTCGCTCCATCCGCCGGCGTATTAATCATCCCGATCGCTTGAATTACCCAATGAAACGCGTGGGTAAACGCGGTGAAGGCAAATTCGAACGGATTAGCTGGGATGAAGCCCTGGATACTATCGCCAGTAGCCTGAAAAAAACCGTCGAACAATATGGCAATGAGGCTGTATATATTCAGTACTCTTCGGGGATTGTTGGCGGCAATATGACCCGCTCTTCGCCATCAGCCTCGGCGGTCAAACGCCTGATGAACTGCTACGGCGGTTCACTCAATCAGTATGGCTCCTACAGCACCGCGCAAATTTCCTGTGCCATGCCCTACACCTACGGCAGTAATGATGGCAACAGCACCACGGATATTGAAAACAGCAAGCTGGTCGTGATGTTTGGTAACAACCCGGCAGAAACCCGCATGAGCGGCGGTGGCATCACTTATCTTCTTGAAAAAGCGCGCGAGAAATCGAACGCCAAAATGATTGTTATCGATCCGCGATATACCGATACGGCTGCTGGTCGTGAAGATGAATGGCTTCCTATTCGCCCGGGCACCGATGCCGCGCTGGTTGCGGGGATTGCCTGGGTATTGATTAACGAAAATCTCGTTGATCAACCTTTTCTCGATAAATACTGCGTCGGCTATGACGAAAAAACCTTACCCGCAGATGCACCCAAAAATGGTCACTATAAAGCCTATATTCTTGGTGAAGGTGACGATAAAACAGCGAAAACGCCGCAGTGGGCTTCGCAAATTACCGGTATCCCGGAGGACCGTATCATCAAACTGGCGCGTGAAATTGGCACAGCAAAACCCGCTTATATCTGCCAGGGCTGGGGGCCACAACGCCAGGCAAACGGCGAACTGACTGCACGCGCTATTGCTATGTTACCTATTTTGACGGGCAATGTCGGCATCAGCGGCGGAAATAGTGGCGCGCGTGAATCGACCTATACCATTACCATAGAACGCCTGCCGGTGCTGGATAATCCGGTCAAAACGTCAATCTCCTGCTTCAGCTGGACAGATGCTATCGATCATGGTCCGCAAATGACGGCAATCCGCGACGGCGTCCGCGGCAAAGATAAACTGGATGTGCCCATTAAGTTCATCTGGAACTACGCGGGAAATACCCTCGTTAATCAGCATTCTGACATCAACAAAACGCATGAAATTCTGCAGGACGAATCGAAATGCGAAATGATTGTGGTCATCGAAAACTTTATGACCTCATCGGCAAAATATGCCGACATTCTGCTGCCAGACCTGATGACCGTTGAGCAGGAAGATATTATTCCTAACGACTACGCCGGTAACATGGGATATCTCATTTTCCTCCAGCCTGTCACCAGCGAAAAATTCGAACGCAAACCGATTTACTGGCTCCTGAGTGAAGTCGCGAAACGTCTTGGACCTGACGTCTATCAAAAGTTCACAGAAGGTCGCACGCAGGAACAATGGTTACAACATCTGTACGCCAAAATGCTTGCCAAAGATCCGGCGTTACCGTCTTACGACGAACTGAAAAAAATGGGTATCTATAAGCGTAAAGATCCCAATGGCCATTTTGTCGCCTACAAAGCATTTCGTGACGACCCCGAGGCAAATCCACTTAAAACGCCTTCCGGTAAGATTGAAATTTATTCCAGCAGGCTGGCGGAAATTGCCCGTACCTGGGAACTGGAAAAAGATGAAGTGATAAGCCNATTGCCAGTTTATGCCTCAACCTTTGAAGGCTGGAACTCCCCTGAACGTAGAACCTTCCCACTGCAACTGTTTGGTTTCCATTACAAATCCCGTACTCACTCGACCTACGGCAATATTGATCTCCTGAAGGCTGCCTGCCGTCAGGAGGTGTGGATCAACCCTATAGATGCGCAGAAACGTGGGATTGCCAACGGCGATATGGTGCGGGCGTTTAACCATCGTGGCGAAGTTCGGCTACCAGCCAAAGTAACACCACGTATTCTCCCTGGAGTTAGCGCTATGGGCCAGGGAGCCTGGCACGAGGCCAATATGTCTGGCGATAAAATCGACCATGGCGGCTGTGTGAATACGCTAACCACTCTGCGCCCTTCACCACTGGCGAAGGGAAACCCGCAGCACACTAATCTGGTCGAGATCGAAAAAATATAACCCACGACAACCATAAATTCTGGCATGACATTTTGTTTGAAAAGCAATAAGTGAGTAATGATGAAAATCCATACCACAGAGGCGCTCATGAAGGCTGAAATCAGCCGTAGAAGTCTGATGAAAACCTCCGCACTTGGCAGTCTTGCGCTGGCAAGCAGTGCTTTCACTCTGCCATTTTCCCAAATGGTCCGGGCGGCAGAGGCTCCGGTAGAAGAGAAAGCGGTCTGGAGTTCCTGCACCGTTAACTGCGGGAGCCGCTGTCTGTTACGTTTGCATGTGAAAGATGACACCGTGTACTGGGTGGAGTCTGATACGACAGGTGACGACGTCTACGGTAATCATCAGGTTCGAGCGTGTTTACGCGGGCGCTCTATCCGCCGACGGATGAATCATCCTGATAGGTTGAAATATCCCATGAAGCGCGTCGGCAAGCGCGGTGAAGGTAAATTTGAACGGATAAGTTGGGACGAAGCCCTGGATACCATCAGTGATAATCTTCGGCGGATCCTGAAAGATTACGGCAATGAGGCTGTACATGTCCTGTACGGAACAGGCGTAGATGGCGGAAACATCACCAACTCAAACGTCCCGTACCGTCTGATGAACTCTTGCGGTGGTTTTCTCAGTCGCTATGGCAGCTACAGTACCGCACAGATCAGTGCCGCAATGAGTTATATGTTCGGTGCCAATGATGGCAACAGCCCGGATGATATCGCCAATACGAAACTGGTCGTTATGTTCGGAAATAACCCGGCAGAAACGCGGATGAGCGGCGGTGGTGTCACTTACTACGTCGAGCAAGCCCGCGAACGTTCAAACGCACGCATGATCGTCATCGATCCACGTTATAACGACACTGCTGCCGGGCGTGAAGATGAATGGCTGCCCATTCGCCCTGGCACCGATGGCGCACTGGCCTGTGCGATTGCCTGGGTACTGATTACTGAAAACATGGTCGATCAGCCATTTCTCGACAAATATTGTGTTGGTTACGATGAAAAAACGCTGCCCGCCAACGCACCACGTAACGCGCATTATAAAGCCTATATTCTGGGCGAAGGGCCTGACGGCATAGCTAAAACGCCGGAATGGGCAGCAAAAATCACCAGCATCCCGGCAGAAAAAATTATCCAGTTGGCACGAGAGATCGGTTCAGCAAAACCTGCTTATATTTGTCAGGGTTGGGGGCCACAACGACATTCCAACGGCGAGCAAACATCCCGCGCTATTGCCATGCTTTCCGTTCTCACCGGCAACGTCGGCATAAACGGCGGCAACTCAGGCGTACGCGAAGGTAGCTGGGATCTGGGGGTAGAATGGTTCCCGATGCTCGAGAATCCTGTTAAAACGCAGATTTCCGTCTTTACATGGACAGATGCCATCGACCATGGTACGGAAATGACCGCGACCCGTGATGGTGTTCGTGGAAAAGAAAAACTGGATGTCCCCATCAAGTTTTTATGGTGCTACGCCAGTAACACATTGATCAATCAACATGGCGACATCAATCACACCCATGAGGTGCTTCAGGATGACAGCAAGTGCGAGATGATTGTTGGCATTGACCACTTCATGACGGCCTCGGCTAAGTATTGCGATATCCTGTTGCCCGACCTGATGCCAACAGAGCAAGAAGACCTTATCTCTCATGAATCTGCAGGGAATATGGNCTATGTGATCCTCGCCCAACCCGCAACCTCAGCAAAATTTGAACGCAAACCCATCTACTGGATGCTGAGTGAAGTCGCCAAACGCTTAGGACCAGACGTTTATCAAACCTTTACTGAAGGTCGCAGTCAGCATGAATGGATCAAATATCTCCATGCGAAAACGAAGGAACGTAACCCTGAGATGCCCGACTACGAGGAGATGAAAACGACCGGGATCTTTAAGAAAAAATGCCCGGAAGAACACTACGTCGCTTTCCGCGCATTCCGTGAAGATCCACAGGCAAACCCGTTGAAAACACCTTCGGGGAAAATCGAAATTTATTCTGAACGACTGGCGAAGATTGCAGATACCTGGGAATTGAAAAAAGATGAAATTATTCATCCCCTTCCTGCGTATACCCCAGGTTTTGATGGCTGGGACGATCCCCTGCGGAAAACCTATCCACTGCAGTTAACGGGCTTCCATTACAAAGCGCGTACCCACTCCAGCTACGGCAATATTGATGTGTTACAGCAGGCCTGCCCACAAGAGGTGTGGATCAACCCCATTGATGCTCAGGCACGCGGTATCCGTCATGGCGATACCGTGCGGGTATTTAACAATAATGGAGAAATGCTGATTGCCGCAAAAGTGACTCCGCGTATTCTGCCTGGCGTTACCGCCATCGGGCAAGGTGCGTGGCTTAAAGCGGATATGTTTGGTGACCGGGTCGATCACGGCGGCAGTATCAATATTCTGACCTCTCACCGCCCTTCACCGCTGGCAAAGGGAAACCCGTCGCACAGCAATCTTGTCCAGATCGAAAAGGTTTAAGGAGTAGCCCATGACCACACAATATGGATTTTTTATCGATTCCAGCCGCTGTACTGGCTGTAAAACCTGCGAACTGGCGTGCAAAGATTTTAAAGTTGGTTACGTATCGTTTAAAATCAATTAGATAGCCCGTCATTTCTGCGCTCACACGTCCCAACATTGAAAAACATGCAAAGCTTTGTAAGCCGATGCAAAGCTTTGTGTGTCTCACTTTTGTCCCAATACCAATCCGAATCCACCCTTTGTCATCATTGAGAAATGGCAAGGAAGAAAAGGATGTTACTGCACGATTTGACAAATCCGCCAGAGCTATCGCATACTGACCGCACTACAACGTCAGCGGTCAACCGCACCCGATAGCTTTGCGGCTTTTTTNATGCCTGTTTACAGGTATCGCCATATCAATGGCGGGTCGAGAGAGCCTAATACAATACCCTTTCGGGAAATACGCTCCGCCGTCTGACGCGGTAGTTGAAGCCCGCCCCCCCACTAAGGTGGCAGTCAATACTAAAACGTCAGGAGTCATAATTATGACTAATCAACTCATTCCCGTTTTCGATGGAACCATCAACAACGAACCAGTTTTACTTTGCAATGCTCGCAATCTGCACGCTTTTCTTGGTATTGGTAAAATGTTTGCTCACTGGATCAAGGACAGGCTGGGTGAATATGGATTCGTTGAAAATCAAGATTTTGTGATTGCTTGCCAAAATTGGCAAGCAAAAGGTAGAGGCGGTCACAACCGCAAGGAATACCACCTCACCCTCGACACAGCCAAAGAGCTTGCGATGGTTGACGACTGCGTCCAATACTGACTATACTCCGCGCCGAGGCCTCGAAAACCTCCCAAAAGCGGATTAAACCAACCCCGTCAGTGTTGGATTTTTTATGCCTGTTATTCAGTGATAGCACAGTGTGCGGTCACATCCCCGATCAATGTCGGGAGGGCGACGAATACAACACCCGCAAGGGGAATAAGTCCGCGGTATCTTTTGGGCCGTTTCGAGCTCCCGGCACCACATCTTGTGGTGGCATTTCTCGAAAAAAGCCAAAGGAGGTCATCATGACCACTCAACTCATCCCTGTGTTTGAAGGTACAATCTCAAATGAACCTACGCTTCTGGTGAACGCGCGTGATTTGCATGGATTTTTAGAGGTAGGTAAAGATTTTTCTAACTGGATACGGGCCAGGCTAAACGAGTATGGATTCGTAGAAAATTTAGACTACATTCTATTTTCGCCAANTTTGGCGAAAACTCCAGGCCGCCGCCGCAAGGATTACCACCTCACCCTCGACACAGCCAAAGAGCTTGCGATGGTTGAACGTAACGAAAAAGGCCGCCAGATACGCCGCTACTTCATCGAGTGCGAAAAGAAACTTCGCAACATTCAGCCAGTACAAACTGAGCAGCAATTCACAACCGAGGAAATCATCCTCCTCTGCTACATGCAACTCTGGATGGAAAAAGCACAACAACTCAGTAAGCAGCTATACCCCGTCATGAGAGAACTGAATTCTGATTACTACGGGAAACTGTTTGATCTGGCCTACGAGACTCGTCATATAACCAACCGGACTCGCGACACATTGCTCCGCGAAGCAGCAAAACTTGATCCCGCCAACTATATGGTGCATAGGGCCAGAAGTATGCTGGCGCAACTAAGAGCAAGACAATTTGAATTCTGAAACCAAAGGAGCTTCGGCTCCTTTTTTCATGCCTGAAGGAAAGGAAAATGGCAGATATCATCGACAATGCCGCTGAAATCGAAGAATTGCAGCGCAATCTCTCCCTGCAAAAATACAAATCCGATAGTAATGCCCCATCTGCTACTCATTGTTGCGAGTGTGGCGATCCGATAGATGAGCGGCGACGCCAGGCTGTTCGCGGATGCCGAACTTGCGCCAGTTGCCAGCAGGATATTGAACTTATCAACAAACAGAGAGGTGTGAAGTGAGCATAGACACCACTATAACGATCGATACGACCCTCAACACAGGTCTGGCGCTTCTTGGTTATTTTTACATTATGTTCTGCGCCGGGCGGTGGCTATCGCTGTTGTTACTGAAAAAATGGAATAAATGCCGTAAGCAGGATCAACGCCAGAAGGCAATGAATGCGTTTTCCGAAGCCTTCGGGATTGACAGCATGGAGCCAGGAGGTCCAGCTCACGTAATTAGCAGAGGTGACGTTGTAATTCTTGTATACCGGAGCGAAGAGAAAAATGAGCGAGATTAACTATCAGGTACTGCGTGAAAAGGCAGAAAAAGCAACGCGTGGTGAGTGGTCGCTCGAATATGGAGAGAACCGATTTGATGGTGATGATGCACTAATTCATCGCGAGGCTGCTGGATATATTCCCATTTGCAGAATTGAAGGAGCACATCCTGAAAGCGGTTTCGATGAAGATTTCCAAATGGAACAGCAGGCCAATGCTGAATTCATCGCCGCAGCCAATCCGGCTACCGTGCTGGCACTGCTGAATGAACGGGAAAGAAACCAGCAATACATCAAACGCCGCGACCAGGAGAACGAGGAAATTGCTCTTACGGTTGGGAAGCTGCGTGTTGAGCTTGAGGAAGTAAAACAACACGCTGAAGAATTATCCGAAACCAAGGCTGTTCGTAACCAATGGCGGCCAGATATTTGCCCAATAACCGGACGTACATTTTTCATGTGGATTGAGCATCCAACATTGGGAAATGTGCCGACATATGGTGGCCCATTAGATAGTTACACCATTCCAACAAAGGACGGTGACGGTGAGTTTTCATGTGAGCGTTACGATCATGATTTTGGCGGTTGGGTAGAAAGCGAATGTCTTGGGTTATATCTGATTGATGATAGAGAACAATGCAGGGTCTACGAACTGGAGGAACGCGTTAAAGAGCTGGAAACGCGGGAAGTTCATTTGCCGACTCGCTACGGCCTTCGATATGGACATCCGATAAATGATGATGAGCGCCACGTCATGATACCTAAAGAAAATGGCAGTTGGCTTTACCTGATTGACCTAGAACACGCATTACGCGTCGCTGGCATTCGCATCAAAGGAGAGTGATATGGCATTAACACACCGCGAACTCTGTCAGATTGCGTACAAGTTCCTTAAGCGCAACGGGTTCAAGGTTTGTTTTCATGACCGCTTTATAGCTGTAACCAGTACCGGAGAACAGCCAGATGCTATGGGATTCAGAAATTCAGCATCATGCCTGATAGAGGCGAAGTGTTCTCGTGCTGACTTGTTAGCAGATAGAAAAAAGCGTTTTCGTANAAAATCCGTCTCTTGGAATGGGCGACTGGCGATTCTTTATTAGTGAGCCGGGAATTATTTCAATTGAGGATTTACCACCTGGCTGGGGGTTACTTCACGTTGTTAACGGAAGAGTACGGAAAGTACATGGGTGGCCCAAGGGTAATTGCTGTTGGGGTAATCCTGACGATAAGCCATTTACTGGAAATAAGCAGGTTGAATGCGATTACATGTTATCTGCATTAAGGCGCATGGAGTTGAGAGGGCACCTTAATGAAATATATGACGGTGTAATTGTTAATAAGAAAGAAGGAAACGCGGCATGATCACTATTACCAAAGAGCGACTACTGACAATCAAGCAGTGGCGCGAAACATACGGACCTGGTAGCAACGTTGTACTGCCAGCAGAAGAAGCGGAAGAACTGGCACGAATTGCTCTGGCAGCGCTGGAAGCCGAGCCGATAGGTTTCCGTTGCAGGCGCAATGATAACCTTGGTGATTGGAGTTACGTATATCATCGAGAGCCAGATGATTTTGAGCGCAAACATTTAGTGATAGAGGCATTTACGCCGCCCCTCCAGCACCAGTAGTACCGGAAGAAAAACCAATGCCTAATCCTCTTAGCATGTACGCGGTTGATGCTGTTGCCGCTATTGCAGAGGTGAGAGGCTGGAACGCCTGCCGTGCCGCTATGCTTCAGTCCGGAAACTTTCGGGAAAACAAGAATTCGTCAACCAATAATTTTCGGGAAATCGCGGAAACGTCAACCAACTATCCGGTAATTCCTAGTGAGGTGTTGTCCGCAATCCTGAAGGTTGCCAAGATTCGTGCCGATTTCGATGATTTTGACGGTGACAGGCGAGGTATCGGTGATTGTCTGGATGAGGCTGAGCAAGAGCTTATCGTTACCATTAACAAATATGCCAGTCAGTTGGCAGCAGAACCGATAGCGACTAATGACGTTCGAGAGCAAACAGCCGTTCCGCCAGTTCCGGTAACTCCGGATGGTTGGATAAGCTGTAGTGATCGAATGCCAGAAATGGGAGAGCGACAATACTATGTGTTAGCAGCTGACTTTAAAAACAACTACCCACCAAGCATCCCCAACACTCAGGTCGGCGTATATGGCGACTGGTTTAATGATGGCAATCCCACTTGGGATGACGGTGATGGCGAAGACCTGCATCTCAAAGAAGTAACCCACTGGATGCCGCTACCAGAACCGCCGAAGGAGGTACGCCAATGACCTAGCCTGAAGCATTTGCAATTGTAGTGGCTGCCATTTTGATCGCACTGATTGTTTTTGCGATTTGCCGCTGGGGGTAAAATAGTTCACCTGCATGGAGATTTGATGCCGGGGAATTGTGGGGGAGCATTCAAACCTCTCCCCTTCCCGGTTAAAGACTCCATTGCTTTGCGGTCAGAGAGATACATCAGCTTCATCAGCTTCATCAGCTTCATCAGCTTCATCAGCTTCATCAGCTTAATGAAACGCATAGATCCGCCATGCTTTTTCAGCAAATACGCTGCCATTTGCGCAACTTTTTCTTCATTAAACATAAATCGGCTCTCTGTCTCACATGAAACACTCTTTCTGACTATATGTTAATAGCTCCGGTTATTACAGGTTAATGTGTGTTTATTTCTTAATCAGCCCCGCACTTCCGTACGGGGCCATTTCTGTTAATCCACTCCCACTTTTTTGTTGTACTCGCGGTTAAACCGATCCACGGCAACCTTCATATCCCGCTCTACCGATTTCACCATCGCCGCCTGCTGCGCCAGACTGAGAGAACTGTCGGCATAAATGGCATCGCGCTGTTTGCGCAAATCCTTCAGTCTCTTCCGGGTATCCTGCATAAGCCCGTTCATCAACAATTTTCCGTTGTTCTCGTCAATGAACGCCGTTCTTTCTGCACCGGTCAGACTCTTCAGCTCTGCGTGATACTGCGCAACCTCTGTCATCCGGTCGTACATCTTCTGCTGGTCTGCATACGGCATCACCTCACCCGAAATTTTCCCCAGGAAGGGCACCTGCTGTTCCGGTATATCAATACCATTCAGCGATTTCACCGCCGCATCCGTGGTTTTGGAAATGAAGCGCCCTGTCCCTCCGGAGATATAGTCAATCCAGAATTTCAGCGATTCCGGTGTGATATCCACCGCGCCGGGACGATACTGGCTGCCACCTGAGAACGCATTCAGCCAGGATGCAAACGCCTTGTACGCTTCTGGCGTTGAACGTCTTCCCAGCTGGCTGTCAGGTTTTGGTGTACCAAACGGCATGTTCTCCTGGTAAATCTGCGCCCCCATGAAGTTTTCATTCATGGCAAGGTTCGCAAACGGACGCAGAATGGTCGGTGCTGCGTTTTTCAGCAATGCCCCCGACAACGTTTCCGACGTCTCGCTGCCGATCGGGCTGAATGCTCCCAGGATACCGCCGACAACATTACCGGCAGCACGTGAAGCAGTCAGGTCGCCCGCTGCCACACCTTCAGCTGTATGACCAAGCAGGAAGAACACGTTGTACCCGTAAGGCAGAGGAATACTCCAGTACTCACCGGCCTTGCCCCCGAACATCGATTTCATGATGACGAGGTTACGCTCTTTCACATGAGACGGTACTTTGTCGTACCAGTTAACCCCGTCATCATCCTCACCCGCCACACTGCGGTTAAGCGAGCCAAGCAGATAACCCGCTCCCACAGCTGCAAGCACGATTTTCTGCGGTACATTGAGATTCTTCCAGCGAAGGCGCTCCAGTAACGGCCCGTCGCCATTAAGATGTCCGAGCGTTCTCACCAGGTTTGCGGTCCCCTGAATGCTGGCGTTGGCAAACATGTACAGCGAGTTCATCAGCATCCCCTGCTCACCACGACGGTTAAAGTTCACCGTCATGTTTTTGGCAAGAGACGCCGCCTGCTGGCGTGACAAACCGGCATCACGGGCGTGTTTATAGGCAGAAAGACGCAGAGCGTTTTCAACCGCGCCGTTGGCATCCTCGACCAGGTTCAGGAACGAATGCCATGCACCGATACTCTGGCCTTTCCATCCGCCCTTCGCCAGCGACACAAGGCGATCCATTTCCTTCTGCTGGCCCTCAAGGTCACCCATGTTAAACCAGCCGGTTTTACCTCCGTCCTCAACAAACTCTTTCCACACTTTCTGCCACTGTGCGCCTTTGCCCGTGAGGTTTTACCCCGCAGACTTGCGTATACGGCTGACATGGCGGAACGGCTGTCTTTCACCACAGCCAGCGCGGATAAGTTATCCAGCCCTTTCAGTTTGCCGTCGCTTCTTCCCTGCTCAGCCTTCAGGTTCATCACCGCAGTCTGCACGTCACGGATGAAGTTACTGACCAGAAATTCCGGGTTATACGACGTGTTCACCGTTGCCAGGAAGCGGTTAACTTTCCCCAGCGTACGGATTACGGCGTTACTGGTTTCCGGCCCCATGTTCTTCATCGCACGCATCAGGCGCGGATCATGAAGTTTAATGTAGTAAGTTTTGCCGTCCTTTTTGGTGGTGAAGTAGCGATCCGCCATCATTGCCATCGGCACAGGGCGCTCGACAACTTCGCGAATGGTTTCACCAGTTTCCTGGTCCTTGCGCTCTGCAATCACACGCATTGTATCCGGTCTGTCATCAGTGAATACCTGCCAGTAATCCTTGTCGGGATTATCCTGTACCAGTTTCAGGAAGGCGTTACCCACTTCATTTTTGCGATTGCGGATCAGCGATTCACTCAAATCCTGTATCGCCTGAGTGGAAGGAGACTGTGCGCGGGATGCACGCCCCATGGCCTGCTTACTTTCACGCCCGCCGATGGTGAATCCCTTGCCTGTACGTGGCAGTGACACCACACCGTCAACATCCTGCCCTTTCAGGGGGACGTAGTAACGGTAGGCTTTCTGCCAGGCATCCACCACGCCGCTCTCTTCCAGTCCTGCCTCACGGATAATCTCACGGCGACGGGCCAGCATATCGTCAATAATCCCTGCCAGACGGTCATACTGTGCCTGTTTGCCGCTGTTACGCACACGCTGCATGATTTCCGCCGCTTCCGCGTTGGTCATCCCCGAACCGCCGTCCGGCATTTTCGGGTTGATTTTCGCAATATGCGCGTTACGTTCCGGCGCGTGACGGGCGTAGAGGTACTCATCCAGATCGGCCTGCGCAATTTTGTAGTCCGCCAGCAATTTGGCCAGCGGCTGAACGTAGCGCTCCTTCATTACGTTCAGGTCGTTTTCCGCCTTCCCGTGGAAGAGTTCTTCAGCCATATAGGCGTTATTGCTGTCATCTATTTTTCCGCCAGTTTTACGGATATTCTCCTGCACCGCCTTCAGCACCTGGAATTTATCCTGCATCTGGCGAACAAAACGGGATGCAATTGTCTCTTCCGGCGTCAGACTGCTGGTGCGGGAGTAATACGGCCCCTTGCGAATATCTTCAGGATAGAGTATTTTATCTACAGAGCCGCGATAAGAATGTTCCCCTTTGGGCAATTGAAGCCCTCTGTGCAGAAGGTTATCGCGGCTTAATTTTTTCTTCCGGTAAAGCGTTAATCCGGCTTTATCCAGACTATTTGCCTTATTCATTCCTCCTTCCGTACCGTAAACCGAAGCTACCTTGTTGATTTCCAGGCGCGACCGGACAGCCTTCATGTGTACCGCTGACACTACAGGATCACCATTTTTATCCATGGCATCAAGCAGCATCACAACCGCATTTCTTTCTGTCGCGGAACGGTAAATTGCATCCGGATCGTGCATCAGTTCCGGTAGTCTCTCGATAACATCCATCGGCACCACATGTTTCACTCCATTGGTGGCCTTACGCACAGTGTCGCGGGAGATAACCAGCGGCAAATCTGGTGCGCCAAGGTGACGCAATACCGGCGGCGTACGCCCGATGTTTACCGTTAAATCTGTGGTGCGCAGAGACTTCATCATTCTGGCAAGGTCATCACGATAACGCTCGCCCTCACCTTCCGGCACTTTGAACGGATCAGGCTTACCGCTACGGGAGTACTGAGACGATGCGTCCGCGCCATCCTCACGCGGCGTGTAACCTTCCCGCACACGCTGGCCTAACGTGCGAATAGTTTCGCGAACAAGTCTGATATCGTTCAGTTCCGTCGGCTTCAGTAACCCCGTACGACGCAGTACCCCTTTGACCAGGGCAACAACACGCTCCCATGCCGCCACGAATTTAATCGGCTGCTTCTCTGCCATATGCGCCAGAAATTCACCCGCCTGCACTTCCGGTGATTCCTTACCATAAGACGCATCAACCTTACGCCAGGCTTCACGGATGGTGGCGTTATCACTGTCACGGGTTTTCAGCACGGTCTTAATAATCGTCTGATATTCCGCTGGCGTGACTACATGCTCCATTGCATGGTGAATAATCTCGTGACGTAACTTCTCGCGAACGGTCCGCCCGTCAGGGATGTTATCCGCCACCAGGACAATTTCACGTTTATCCGGACGATAGAACGCGTGCACCTTGCCGTAACCGTCGAATGATTCACCCGCCAGTGCTTCAGCCTCTTTCTGTGACTTCACCACGCGGACCTTCAGGTCACTGTCCTTAATGCCACTAATCACGCCACGGGCAACAGCTTCAACCTGCGGGACCGGACTGCCTTTGGCTTCCGCACTGCGGTTAACATCCGAAATCAGATTGCCTTCAGGTGTGCGGGTCACGCCCTTACGGGAATAAAACGCAACTCCCTTGTCCGTCTCACGGGTTTTCAGTGTTCGGAACAAGTGATCGAATGCCTCACGAATACCGCCATCCAGTTCTGCATTCGTCGGATAAGCGTAGGTGTCCGGCTGTCCATGGTCATCCGCCTTACGGATATTGACCAGATAATCATTCTCCACGCCAGCCATACGCGCTTTATCCTGAACATAACGCTCAAAGGCTCGCGCCGCCATTTCAACATCCGTTGACCAGTACGGTTTTGAACGAACGCCATCCAGGCGTTCAGAACGACGCAACATGTCACTGCTGTTAATGGCTTTCATCACGCCTTTAAACGCGTCGTAAACCTCCTGACGTACCGGATATTCCGCATCAACATACCTGCCGTCTTTAAATACGCGCCCGGCACGCTGTGCTTCCGTCATATAGTCGCCACCTGACGTGATCTTCCCGTCAGTGGAAACATCATAACGACCAAAATAATTATCCAGTGAATGGAACCATTCGTGGGCCAGCGCCCCCGGTCCGTTACCTTTTGTCAGGTTGATTGCCACCTCACCCGGCTCATAGTGTGCCGCCGCCTTACCCTTACCACGGGCACCAAAAGCAAGCCCAAGACGACCGTTCAGAGAAAGCGCTTTTGTCGGCACGTTCAGCACGTCAGCCAGGTCATGCAGCGAGTCATAAGCCCGGTTCAAATCAGCCTGACGACGCGGACTTTCCACATAATTACCAAACTGCACACCACGAAAACCAAACGCATCACTGAACTGCTCCGGCGAAACATCCCCCTTGCGGCGTTCTGGTCCGGTACGATCGCGGTTGGTGGCGTTACGCTGCTCCTCACGCGAGACTTCACGCAGCGCCTTCACCTGATTAACCAGCTCATCACGATGTGTGCGCACATAATCATGTGCATCACGGGCAGACTCAAAACCGCCCTTCAGTTTCTGCCTGTTTTTGCCATAACCGATAAAAATGTCGCCACTGGCCTTATGCCGGTACACGTCAAAGGTTATTCTGTCATCAGCAGAGGTTGCTGGCGTTTCCCTTTCTCTGGAGCCTTGTTCATCGAAATATGCTTTCGCCTTTTTCAGTAACTCATCCCGGCTTTCCGAGAAAAAGAGGTCGCGCCCCTTGCTATCACGAAGCGAATACATCATTTGCGGCGGATCGTAACGTTTTCCCCCGACAAACGAATAAACACCGGACCTGACACGATAGCCGGATGCTTTATCAATCTGCAATGCAGAAAGCGTACGGAGCAGTTTCCAGGTATCCGACATGCTCCGTAACCCCGGCTTACTGTCCATCATATCAGCCAGTTTCGCTGCCGGAATTTTCCCCTCCAGCATACCGGCAGTAGCTTCGCGACCGCTTTTAACAATGCTGATCCATTTCTGCATGTTACGGCTTGTTCTGGTGGGAATTTCACTGCGATACAACGCCATCATTGCCAGCGTGTCACTATCCACACCTTCTTTTTCCAGACGGGCATAATCCGGCTTTGGAAACAGTTTGCTCAGTGGTTGTGTCGCGTACTCCCCATCCTCCAGCGTTTTACCCATAGCTTCAGCAAGCTGCGCATAACGGTGTTTTGCCGCGCCCTTAATCTCCTCGCCAAAGTCTTCAATTTTCGCACCACGCGCCTGCTGGTGAGTGCTCGGTTTATCTACCGGCACCGGCACCTCAGTATCCGGAACATCGGTTATGGTCTGGCGATTATCCCCGGTCTGTCTGCGTGCTTCTGCCTGCTGTGCCAGTTCCGGAAGGGAGTCACGAACCATACGAGGGAGTGATTCAGGCTGTGGCATATCAACCCCACGCTGACTTTCAGGTGCAGGAAGACCTTCACGCACTGGTGCTGTGGCGTTCTGCTCATCCGGTGACGGCAGACCACGACGAACTGTTTCGCCCTCCAGTATTTCCCCCTGGCGACCAGCGGCATTTTCCGGTGCCTGCGCACGTCCTTTCTGGAAACTCTGGCCCTTCACCTCACCGGTTGTGGTAAAACGACCACCACGTCCGGCCTGATTTTCATCCGGCGTACGCGCTACTTCTCCTGGTAACGGATATCCCTGTCCGGGATGAATATCGCCGGGAGCGGGAAGGCGTGGACGCTCAGTTAACTCCTGTGCTGTCGGACCGGCATCACCTTCAGCCATCTGGGAACGCACCAGTTCTTCCGCCGTCGGCGCGTTGCCACGAGCAAGACGGGCCTGCACTTCTGTATCATCCCCCGTAAAACCACGGAATCGCGGGTCACGCATGAACGCGGGCTGTTCCATCGGATCAGCATCAGTAATACGCTCTCCGTCAGCCAGAGTGTTAATGGTCTCCGTTGCCACATCTTCAGAGAACGCAGGATTATCCATTTCAACGGCATACTGATTCTCGCCTTTCTTCACTACGGACGGTTTCAGGCCGGTGGCGCTGGCATTGCGGAAAACGTCGCTCCCCAGAGCACTTTTTTCATCCGTGAAATAACGGTTGTCCGGACGCACCTTTTCAATGCGTTCTGCTGGTCTGGACGCACCACTCTCGTTAATTTCAATACGAACTTCATCCGGATCGCGGAACCGCACCGTCGGGTAAATACTCCCGTCGCCATCATCCGCATTTTCCGGCTGTGGCTGTGCCTCCGGTCTGGCCTCCCGCTGAGGGCGAAGCACATCACGTATTGCCTGTAACTGCTGCTCTTCAGTATCAGTACGCCCTTCCTTCTGGCTGAGTTTTCGGTATTCCTCAAGCAGTTCAGGGCGCGGCTTCGCCTTCAGCTCATCCATCACCGCCTGTCGCTTCGCCTGTTCATCCAGTTCATTCAACAGCTGGCTGGCGGCTTCCCGGCGATGAACGGCAGACGTGTCTCCCTCATGTGCCATATCCGCATCAGCATACTGTTCCAGAAGCTGCTCGCGATTCATCCCCTGCATAGATTCACGATGCTGTGCCACCGGATCAACCGGTTCGGGTTGCGGAGCCGATTCGTCCTGAGGAACGCTTTCAGCCTCACGCATGGCTGCTTCATCTGCCGCCTGACGTTTTCCACGATATCCGGCAGCCGCACCGAATGGTGCCCCCATTGCAGCACCAAGGGCTGCACCTTCGATCGTTGCGTCAGCCACGCCCTCCCACGGTGACACATCCATTCCGGCGGTCTCACGCAATGCCGTGTTTTCCTGATAGCGTGAATAGCCACCCTGCGCCGCATTAATCGTCCCCTGTTCCGTGGCATTTCTGACAATGCCGCTTTTAACGGTCTTCGCCGTGCCCCGCATCGCCAGATTAAGCAACTGAGCATCGCCCAGTTTTGCCGCCATGGCATTCACAGCCAGCAATTCAGGATCGGTTGCCAGCTGCGCACGCACCTCATCGGCAACACGCTCTTTTGCCAGGTCCATTTTCTGGCGGTCAGTAAGCTGCGCGTGCTGCGGATCTGCATCAATTGACAAAAAGGTCTGCTGAAATTTCGGTGACTTCGCCAGCTCAGAATAATCCGCGTTAAGAACAGCATCTGCCGCTGCCATTGCACTCCGCCCTTGCGCACTGACAGTGGAATGGGTGATCAGGCCTGCCTGGAAAAAATCCGGCATTTTTTTATCGACAGCTTCGGCTGCCAGTGCTGTGGCTCTTTCCGGCTGCATCCCTGCCGCGATGTATTTTTTCTCCAGCCCGGCGGTCAGCACTTTTCGCAGAGTGACATCACCCAGCTTTTTAGTCACACCGCCTGCAACCATATCCGGTACAAGCGCACCAATCAGGTTAACCCCTTTCGCTACCCAGACCGCTGAATCATCATATCCTTCAGTCATCGGTGTATTCAGCGCCCGCTGCGCCCCCGGCGACATCTTGCCAGTCAGCCATTCATCCGAGGCTTTAGCGCCGCCACTGACGGCCTTGCCTGTGACCTTCAGACCTTTACCGACAGTATCAGTAACCGCATTTTTTCCATCAGGCAGAGTGTCGATGACCTCATCCGCCCCCTTGCTGCCACCGACAAAAATATCCTGAACAGTTGCGACTCCCGGCAGCCCCATACGGCTGAACTCATTTAAAATACGTACCCCTGTTTTTACCGGNCTCTGAATCATCGCATCACCGAGTCCACGGGCCATTTCCCCTGTCCCCCGGACGGACTGGGCGACACCTTTCCCCATAGTTGGCAATACATCGCCCAGGCTGAACGACGTGCTGTTGTCCTTCCAGCGATTGGGATCGGAGAAAAACACATCATAGCTGTCAGTCTCTCCCGGCTGCTGAATGTTCAGGCTGTTGCGGCTCTGGTTGCCAAATTGCGCTTCAGGNCGCTGTTCATCGGAATAAGCCATACAGACTCCATAAAAAAACCCGGCACAATGACCGGGTATCAGGAAATAGTATTAACGGGAATGGTGAATTACTGCGCGTAATTCTGTTTCAGACCACGGATAAACTCAGATGCAGAGGCCGCGCTATCATCCCTGGCCTGTTCCTCCNTGGCCTTTTGAATACGGAGAAAATTCGCATACCCGTGTTCCAGCAATTTCTGATTCTGAGGCTCCAGCATTTCTGGCTGACGGGAGGCCACTTCTCTGGCAAATGCCTGCTTATCCGGATCATCACCCGCCCAACTGGTAATCCCTTGTTGAATTTTTTGCTGCTGAATTTGCTGCTGATACTGCGGCAGTCCCATCGAAGCATAATATTGCGTCACTGCTCCCTGCGCATCACCGCCGTCCTGTGCAACCTTTATCGCTACCTGGCTGGCTCCTTTCTGAAGTTGATCCGCAGAAAGTCCCTGCTGCTTCGGCGTGAAATAGCCGAAATTTTTCGAAATTTCCGCGAATTTACTGCGTTCCCTGACAAGCTCAACAGCCTTATCAACAGGCACCGCCAGCACGGTTTGATCATCAGGATGTGCACTGCCGTATTCCGTAACGGGTTTATGTGCTGTAGAGCCATCACTGTATGTGAGATCAAGGCCGATAAGTATGTACCCTTCCTGCTGTGCCGGTACTATACTGCCAATCCTGGCCTCTTTTATCGTCTTTTTCCCGGTTGAATCGGGCATGCCAATACGCTGTTGCAGTTCCGGGCCAAACACCCCGGAAAGGACATCAAGATTCTCCGGCGTATTAAGTGAAGCGATAGCCCTGTCTGGCTTGTCATCAAAGATTTTTTGCAGGTTGTTCACGGCCTGACCCGCTTTCGCTACATAGCCATCATTCGCCATCAGCCTCAGCGGATTACCCTCTGACAACTGGCCGTAAAGACGCATTGCTGCATCCCGATCGCCAGCATCCACAGCCTTTCCAAGCGCCGCCATCACAGGCTGATCGCGCGCCAGCATATCGTTATACTCAAGCCGTCGCTGGTTGTATTTCTGCATCCGGAGTCGCTGCTGCTCCATACCCAGCGACGCATTCCGGTAATTCTGGTTGGCGTTAAACTCCCTTTCCTGCAGTGCATAATTACGGTCGTCGACTTTGGCTCTGTAATCAAAGTTCCGCTGATCAACGTCTTTATTATGTTCAAACTGCGACTGTGCAAATTCAAAATCGCGCTCGTTATTTTTCTGTTGTTGAGCAAGCTGTGCTTCTCGCAAACCAAGTTCCTTACGACGGGTCATTGCCTGGTCAACCGTGCTGAATCCGGCAAGTAAACCCTGTGCAAATCCGCTCATTCACCACTCCTTAAAACAAAGAACCAGCAATACCACCTATGACAGCACCAATAGCCGCACCGGGGAGACCACCAACAGCAGCGCCCATAGCTGCACCCGTACCAATTCCCGTGCCGATATTCTGTTTGTTCTGCGCTTTCTGTTGCGCCGCCATCTGTTTGTTCGCGGCCTCAATTTCTTCACGTCGTCTGTCGGCATCACTTATTCCCTGTAATGCCTCACGCCGCGACTGATTCGCAATATCCAGTAAACCGTATCCCATATTGCCCCCTTACGCTGACACCAGTTTTCCGCCAACACTCAGTTGTTGTCTTGCAGGTGCAGAAGCCCCCGTCAGTATGTTCATCTGGCGATCCTGCTCTGCTTCACGGATACCATTTTTCGCGCCAGCAATTGCCAGAGCATTACGCAAACCCAGTGTGTTACTGTTGGGATTATCCGGGCGGCTTACCCCGTATCTCGCCATCTGGTTATCCTGCGCCATCTGCGCTGTACGGAGACTGGAAGTGGCAAGGCCGCCCACCCGGGCAAGCTGTGCATTCATCAGGCTGTTGTTCTCGCCAAGGTCAGCCAGCCTTGCCACGCGGGGCAAATATCTGGTTCGCCAGTCGTCGTATTGTTGGCGTGTCAGCGCTGCTGACGTCTGCCAGTCACCCTGTGGACGGGCAGCTCCGGTATAACCGTATCTCGCAAGTGTTTCGTATTTACCGTACTCCATAATCACAGTCTCCAGTTCTGAGCCTGATGCTGAATGGCATTAGCGCCGGTGCCAGGTGTTTTAGCACCGCCACTTCCTCCGCTACCGCCAGCCTTATACATCGCATATGCACCTACCGCACCCAAACCAGCGCCAACAAGAGAGGCTCGCCCCTGCTGTTTCGTAAACGCAGCCTGTGCGTCCGATTTAGCTTTTGCCAGACTGCTGTCTGCCAGCGAGTTAAAACTCTGTAACGCATCCGCCTTTTGACCAGAACCGAGAGCAGCAACATCCTGTAGCCCGGCAACATACTTATCTGCCTGCGATACCTGCCCCCGTGTGGTTGTGTCAATCTGCCCGGTTACCTGATCACTCTGGTTCGCATTCATTACCGCGTTAAAGCGACCACTGGACGGGTCAACACCGGACTGAGCAAGATTACCCGCCAGCTCCTTCCGTGCTTCGCCAAACTGTTTCTGATACCCCAGATTTGTGGTGCCAGCAATATTGTCGTACTGCTGCTCACTGTTCAGGTCATCGACCTTTTCCATGAAGTTATCTTCAGCCGGGCGGAGGATTTTTTGATAATCCTGCCACCCTTTCCAGGCCACTTCTTCCTGTGCTATTTGCGCTGCTGTTGGTTTTACTTTGGTATCACCACCGCCTTTTTTTCCGCCCATTATGGCCCCCTGGATAACAAAAAACCCTGCCGGGGCAGGGTCAGAATGTGAATTGCAATTGGTTTACACACGATAATGAATACAGTGGCAGTCAGACCGCTATCCTGAACACCATGAAGCCATCCTCATCATCCGGCATTCGCTCAAAGCCCAGACGTTTTCCCAGCCGGATAAATCCCCGTCTTGCCGTATGAAATTCAGCCCAGCGTCCGCCAGCCAGACGGGTTAATGTCTTCACCTCCGGCAGATAACGCTCAACGCTGTTACTCCCCGTACACACGCCCAGCAACACCAAAACATAAGGGATACCATCAGCACTGAGCACAGAACGCAGCACCAGAAAGCCATCAGGTGCCTCAAAACAAAACGCCTGCTTTTTAAGGCAGGCGTCTTTAACTTCATTCATAAATTCAGGGTTGCGGGAATTTCTCACAACACGCTGCATATACCGGAGAATTTTGTCGTCCATTCTCTCACCAGAAACGGGTGCCATATCGGCTGAACCTCAGCAACCAGTTGACGGGGACTTTCGTCCCCGTCGCGGTTTTCCTACTGCTTACACTGTAAGAACGCCGCAAACTCCGCTCCCCACAAATTCAGCCGGAACTCACACAACGAGCCGTGTAACATCCAGATGGTGAAGATTACCGTCATACAAATTGTGACGGTGATGAGCGATTTTTGCGACATAGCGCTTGCCTCCTGAGTGGAGAGGCGCTAACCTTCTACTTGCTTAAGGTATGATGGTTAGGGCCTCGGGTTAAACAAAATGTTTGACTCGGGGCCTTTCCACATCAGGCCTTCAGGTTCACCTTCCAGCCATCAGCCGAAAGACACCCGCGCATAATCTACGATTTTTGCCCTGCACGGGCAACAAAAAACCCGCCATCACAGCGGGTTATGACATGTTGTCGGGTATTACTCAGAATTTCAGGCCAATGCCTGCAAATAAACCATCAGTTTTCCAGTCGCCAGAGCCTGAGCTTTCATAAGTGACGTCCATAGTAACACTTTCATTGAAGTTAAATTGCGCGCCGACAGACCATGCAATAGACGTTTTTTTGGTGCTGTTACTTTCAGAAAAACTACCTACACCACCATTAAGATTGTCGTTAACTTTCAAATCATAAGTTACTTTTGCAACCGCAACACCTGCCATTGAATACACACTGAGGTATTCATTAAACCGCCACGAAGGACCGGATAGTAGACTCCAGTAATTAGCCCTGATATCAGTTCTCGCTGAAGCTGCCGGTTTTTTTACCTCTCGTGATGGATCGGAAGGCTTAACATCAATGAATGCCTGTGCATTAGTCATGGATCGAGCCCATGCAAAAGAGGTTATAACACCGATCTCATCCGTAATCTCATAACGATACTTAATGTTCATTCCCAAGGGACTTTTCTCTTTACCATCATGGCCCCGGACAAACGCATCGTCATATTCTCCAGGTGAATTGAAATAGTTTTCATTCACAAAATTGTTAAAGGTATCAAGGTTATGAAGACTTAAATCCTTAACAAAATTATTCAGCCNGGATAGCTGAAGGTGAGCGAATCCAAGGGATACGGTACTATCACCAGATGCAGCATGTGCCTGTGCAGTTAATCCACCTAAGCCCAGAGTTGCGCACACAAGAAATTTTGTGATACTTTTCATTTTAAGAATCTTCCTATATTAAAAACATTGTTCTCTCTGTCCTTTCCACATTTTTGATTATTTACCATCCTGCCTGGAAATAAAAAANTAAAAATTTTTCTTAAAATGATTGATAAATTTTATTGTGCTAATCATACATTGAAGTATTAATAACAAGAACTTTGTCTACATAAGGCTTTCGAATATCCCATGTTGCACCACCTGAATAATGCTCACAGGAATATATTTTATTTCCTGTAGCGCCAGTGGATGTGGTATAAATCGGTCGGTCATAAGGAGTTCTTTTCCAGTTATAATACCCGACCAGTGCAGGCATAATTGCGCATGGATATCCAAGGTCCTTTTCAAATTTGATATCAACAGGTATTAACTTCGCGTCAAGCAGCATCATTTCGCCATGGTAAATCATCTCACCCAACGGATTATACATGGCGATACCATACTCAGAAGGTTGAGTAACCATATTCGCAAAAGCATAAACAGTCGTAACACCAGGATTCGTTCCCCTGACAATTTGATGAAGCCTTAAGGCATGATATCCATCAATCTGTTCATGCGTGTACATGACATCGGCCTTCTTCTCTGTTCTGATAAAGAAAAAACAACTTTTTCCTGACGGAATTGACGTTTTAAAAAAANGCCTTCTCAGTCGCCGGAATAGTTCCCTTATTGATAAGACACTGAGGCGTAAACCCCGGGCTTATCCACAAGCTGCCATCTGGTTTCGTAATGCTTAAACCATACATACAACTCACCCCCAGAATGTATAAATATATGACCCCATCCCCTGCTCAAGATTTGACCACATCACCGTATTGCCATTAATGGTTATCTTCGGTACTTTCCGGTCCTTAAATACATTATTCCACGGAAATAATGAACAGACTGCCTGCAATGTTTTCCCTTCTGGTTTATTCGTATACGTTTTTGATCCCGACTCCGCCGTAAACCTGTCCAGGAAAAATATGGGAGTAAGCACGCCCGTAACATTAACATTATTTCTGTTGTATATTGCAAAACCATATTCTGCCAATGTCAGCCTCCGGCTCAGCTTAACCTGCCTATGCGAACAGCCAGGCGTCCGTTCTGGTCATAAACTTCAATTTTATCATTGCGGATCACCAGCCCNACATTCTGATTAGAGTAACGAATTGTCAGTTGCCCTTGTGACGTAACACTGAAAAGGCCTCCAATATTCAGGTTACCCTGAGAATCAACCTGAAAGTTTCCGTTTTGAATAACGGCACTCCGAATAACTGGCGAAGTGATACTTACCCCGGCTTTTACCTCATCCGCCACAACCTTCCGCGACACCAGTGTTTCAATCACCGCGTCATAAATCATCGCTTTCGGGATCACTACCTTGCCACCTGATACCGCAAACGGATAGGCTGTGTTATCCGGATTATTCGGGTCAAAGACAAACAACTGCGACGCAGAAATTGCAACCTGACTTACAGGCCTGCCTTCACTGTCTTTTCCGGCGACAATCCCGATCCCCGCAGTGATGCCATCAACTCCCGCTTTTTTTGACCACATCGCAAGGAAGGCCTCACCGCCTTCTTTATCCAGTTTAGTGATGCGCTTGTCGACCTCATTAAGCGATTCACTGGTTGACGAATCCAGTGTGGTTATGCGGGTTTCAATACCACCAATCGTTCTTGTCGTTTCCTCCCTGAGAGCCCCCACAACTTCGGTTGTCTTAATTGCCGCATCCTTTACAGCCTGCCCCTGCGCGTTTTTTATTTCTTTACGCAGCTCGGACACAACCGGCGACTTTGCAGCCTCATCGCGGATCTGGTCAATGATGGCCTTCACGCCGATCTGTGTTTGTGCCTGAGTGCCTTTTTCAGCATTCCATGGACCTTTCACTCCTGCCGCGTTAACAAAACGTATCCAGTAAAATCCCGACCAGCCAGGGTCAACCGGATCGCCGTAAACCTGCCCCGGCGTCGTGGCAACCAGCACTGCATCAGCAAGGTCATCCTCCGTACCCCGCCAGATTTCAGTCAGTGAATGTCCGCGATAATTAGGCATATCCCATTCAAGAAGAACCGAGCCAAATCCACCTGTCGCCTTAAAATTCAGCGGTTTTGTGGGAAAATCAACAGTCATTAAAGTACTGTCAATCTCAATACCCGGATTCAGTGCATATGAGGCACCACCCTGTGTACGACGTCGGGCAAGTTTAAGGCCAACCAGCTCTTCACGGGTCACAAAAGCATGACGACCGTCGCCACGCTGCCCGGTGCCAATTTCCATATTTTCCACAACAGCGGATAAATCCTTCCCCGCCCGCCACGGTTTTTTGCTCATATCGGTAACTCCGACATCGATGTACTCAGGGTTATTCGTTCCACCTGCCCAAATCCGGATACCATCACCTGCCAGTTTTGCCCGGTTGCTGCCGGAAGTCTCACCACACTTCCCTTAAACGTACCCGGCGCAAAATGAATAACAGGAACATCATCAGCCATAACGGTGATCCCCACCCGCTCAGGTGCTGGAGATTTCACCCTGATACAGGAAAAAGAGGTTCTTTCAGGCAATGAAAAAATTTTTGAATGCCACCTTATCGTGGACGGCAGAGAGCCCCCGGCAAGCACTGACATTTTGTCTCCTGTCACCACGCGCATCATATCTTTTGCGAGATCAACCCATGCGCAGTCAAACGGTGTACTGAGATAGCGGATATCCATGTTCACCGGGTTGAAGACAAACACATCCTGCTTACCATCAGGTTTCGTGTAACAGGCAATGTACTCACCACGCCATGAGTAAGCCACAATGGACGACGGATTAAACTGACTCTGCCACTGTTCTGGTGAAATGATTTTTTCCGTTACCACGGCTGTACTGCCGCCTGCATCAACCGATACCAGGCCATTTGTTCCTGCATACAGCACGAATCCCTCCATCGCCACCATACTTCTTCGGCTCAGGCATGCCTGCATGGAAGGGATTTTGGAACCAGAAATTGTGGACGGTGATACCCCACTGAACAAATAAGGCTCCCCCTTTGTCGCCACCACCAGTGACGTTCCCAGCGGACAGATAGCTACAATATCTTCTGCCGTCGTGTGACGATTCACTTCCGGCCATGCATACGGCAGATACGCTTCCGAAAACATCACTTCATTACCGGCAAACCCGGCGGCAATACCGTTAGCCATCAGGCAAAGGCCTGTCATATTCTCTGGCGGCGGCAGGTAATCCCATGTCGCCAGGGAAGGCCCAAGGTTTTTCGCCGGTATTTTGTCCGTGTAACTGAGCACGGATGCATCCAGTTCAGCCACAAGTAAAAAATCCGCCTCCCCTCCACCTGATGCAGAGCGATAAATCCGGCGACGTTTAATACTGGCATTCTGCAATGGCACCGGAGCCAGCGCCAGTTGTACCGCAGTTCCCGGAGTACGGAGTGTTACCTCCAGAGACGCCGGACCTGGCGGACCTTCTTCACCATAATCTGAGACAAAGGTTTCCGTATAAAACCGGGTTTCATCATCATTCGGGTTATCGTCAGAAACATCACCGCCCTGCTGGACAGTACAGACAGGAGCTGTCGTCGGCGCGGGGATCCCAAGACGATACGATGATGTCGGGTGATTCCCGTCCCCTTTTGTGGCAATAGTCGCATCCGTCACTTTAGGAAAACGCCCGTCAGTGTAGTAAATACGCCCGTGGGGGTCCTGAGCGATCGGACTGCGGATCACATCCACCACATCCGGCCATGCAAACCAAAAATCGTCATGGTAATGAAAAATTGTTTTTGGCTTAATTGTGAATGTTTTCTCAACCTCTGACATCTCGTGTTCAGGCGTGATCACGCCATAGCGAAAATGACAGTTTTCTGCCAGTACAGCAGAATTATCAGGAAGCATAGATGCAATAACGCCTGGCATCATCCCGCGCATAGTGGTTATATCGATATAAGGCATGGTTATCTGGTATCCGAAAATTTGAATGGCAGACGAGGTGGAATAATTAATCCCGGCACAATTTCACGACGTCAACCCGTACAGGAGTCGCTCTTACCGCCCGTCCACATGCAGGGAATTCGCAATGTCCGGCGAAAATGGCATCGTAAATGAAGCATGTAATCGCGCACGGGAAAAATATGGATTTCCAAAAATCTGAATATTCTCCGCCGTGCAAAAATGCGAACAACATCACTTCACTAATCAGCCTGATATGGCATACTTAGCACGCTAACTATGATAACAAACTAATACCCTAAAACTCATTACATCGGGACTGGCCGTGGTCCCGTTTTTTTTTTATTCAGCCAGCAGGCCATCCGACAACATAACTGCGGATCGCCTTCAGGTCTGTCAGCGCCTCAACCTCGGCTTTCATCTGCAACTGCCGTGTATTAATCTCCACTCCCTTCGCAAACATCGCCTGCTCTGTCGCTTCACTCAGTGCCATCAATGATGCTGCCGCCATTGGCACATCATTATTATCAGCATCCGTCCGGAAAAATTTCTCTGGCAACTTAAAACAATATCCTATATATCCGGCGTCTCCGGTATGTAGAACGTGAAGTTTTTAAAATTATTCATTTACCATTTAACTAATTTTTAGATCCTGGGGTACTCCCGTCTTTTTCATTGCCTCCACGAAAGCGGAACTAACAGAACCTGACCAGTAATACTGGAACCCACTAACAACGCCCTGATAAATCATGGTTTGTGTAGCACCACCTACGTTTACGGTGATGTTACCTGCTTTACCACCGGCTAAATAAACAGCAGCTGTCGGTGTAGAGTTCGTCAAAAAGTGAGAA